GCAGCCGCAACGTGGGCGGATACAGCAGCTGTAGCGGCGCCGATGGCTTCCTTGCCATCAATCGCAGTATCCAGCTCCGACAGCGTATCCCGCAGCTGCTGCCCATAAAACGGTAAGGCTGGAATCGTTGTCATACTCCCACCGTAATGAGCGTGTTCGCGCTGATAATTGTGTTGGCCAAAATCAAGCCGATGCTGTCGGCGGCGGCTTCGATCTGCTCCAGCACCATCACGCAGAACCGGCCATCAGCCAGCATCAGCGGTTCGTGCTGCAGCTTGTACGTCAGGCCTTCGTGCACCACCTGCGCCCCGTACTGCAGCCCGCCAAACAGATCAGTCCTGGCGGTGATCGCATAGTCCACCGTCACCACCTGATCGTTCATCATTATCTGGCTGGCGCAATCCATTACGCCTAAACCAACAACGGCCCCAGCAGTGACGCTGGAGCCGAAGTCGGCCAGCAGGAAATCATCGGAGATTTCCTGGATCATGGTTAGGGACGGTACTTCTTGATGCCCACCGCGACACAGCTCACAGCGGCGCTGTAGGTGCCGGTTTCATCAGAGAACCGCAGCCGCAGGCGGGCCGGCAGATCGTCCTTGGAAATCACCACCCGGTTGTGGTAGGCCGTGGTAGCCAGGTCGGGAAATGCGCCACCGGCTACATCCACGGCGTCGCTGCCGTCGGATGCGCTGCCGGACTGCACCTTCACCTTCATGGCGCTGGAAGCAGCGCTGGCCGGGGCGGTGAGGATCAGGCACACATCGCCGTCGAATGCAGAGCAATCAACAGTGGTGGTGTCATTGGCCGCCGAAACAGTGGTCGGAGCCAAGATGGTGACGCTATGCAGCGCCTCCAGGTTGCTTTGTCTGATGGCCATGGTCAGGAGTCTTCCGTGGGGGGATGGGTGGCCGAGCTGAGCTCGGGGTTGTTGTACGTGGTGCGCCGTTTTCCGGCACGGCGGGGCGATTCGCCCTCAGCCTCAGCAGCCGGGGCAGGCACAGTGTGCTCAGCCGCCCAACCGCTGCGGATCATGTGACGGCCCAGGTCGTTATCGACAGTGACCACTTCGCCAATCTCTCGATCCTGGCGATTAACCACCATCGATTCGAGCAGCTCGACTTGCATCATCAGATACCCCACACGAAGGCCTCGGGATAGCGAACCCCAAAGTCGCAATCCTGCAGGATGCTGATCTCAACGCTGCCGGAATCCTGGTACTTGTAGGGGTTCACGCCGATGTCCTGGCCACTCCAGAACGCCAGCAGGACTTGAGACATATCACCAAAGAGAGTGTTGTTAAACGCCAACTGGTTTGACGTCAGGGCCGGGTAGCCGTTGATCTCGTTGCTGCGCAGGATGTAGAAGTCGCTTTGAGCGTTCTCCAGCGTGGTCTTGTAGGCGCCCCTAGCGTGAGCGTTCATCATGTAGGCCATGCTGGGCACATCCAGATTGGCCAGGCTCACCTTTGTCTCCATCTCAACCAGGTTGAGGAAAGTGCCGAAGTTGTAACTGGTGCCGTCAATGGTCTTCGACTGGCCGCCAGACAGCGTTTCAGTCTTCACCCCATCGGTAAACCTCAGGCCCAGAGGGCGCTTTTGTCCGCCTGGGGAGTACAGGAAGTCCTTGTCGATGCCAACCGCCAACTTGCGGCTTAGGTGGCTGCGAACCCAAGCCTCAGAAGAGAACGAGGTCTGGCTGATGAATCGGCGGGTCAGCACAGTCTTGGCGCCAACAGTCTTGGGAGTCAGGCTGAGCTGGCCAACCAGAATCTCAGAGGCGTCAGGCGCTTGGCCTTCACCAACCCAGTAGTGGGTCGGGCCGCTGGTTTCCTTGGGGATGTCGATGTCACCCACCAGTCCGCTCAGCACGGTGGCACCGGCGGCGGTGATGCTGAGGCGGTTGTAGATCAGCTCGATCATCGAGCCAACCAGCAGATCAGTGTCGATCAGCGCACCGCCAGAGGTGAAGCTGCCTGCAGATTGATCAGCCCGAATGCCCCGGCGGCCGGCTCCCATGCCGGGGATCTGCGCAACCATCACGTCGGCGGGGATGCGGAACGAACCTTGCAGCTCGCGGCCGGACTGCTTCACTGCAGCGGCAGAGGCTTCCAGCTCCAGTCCGGCGGCCTCACGGAGGCGCACATCGGTGGGGTCGGAGAAATGACGGATGGCGTTCAGGATGTTGTAGCTCTTGACCTCCTGGTCATTCATCCCGAGCAAACCATCGCCGGAATCCTGCAGACGGCTGGAGATGCTGCGCTTCTCCTTGCCGGTGACAAGGGCAAACAGCTCCTCGCGGACTTTGCCGATCTCGGCGCCGGAGTTGATGTATTCGTTGGCCTTTTCGTTGCCAGCGCCGGACTGCTCGCACATATTGCGAATGGTGCGGGCGCGGTCACGTTCGGACTGGATAGCGGCTGCCTCCCGGTCCGCCGCCTCGGTGTTATGGATGGTCATGGGGACAGGTTCAGTTTGTGTACCTGGAATCAGGCTATGGATCGCATCCGCTTTCGCATCCGCAGCAGGCGCGGTCACGAGGAGCTTTAGATCTTCAGCCTTGGCGGTGGCGACTTGCGCCCTCGGGCGGCTGGGCTCCACAAACTCCACCAACTGCACTAGGGCCTGCGGCACCTTGGCGAAACGGCCGCGGGGAACAGCAGCGCTGCGAATCTCGCGGGCCGGTGCTGCCTCGGTGGCAAACCCAAACTCGACCGCCTCGGCAGCGGTCAACCACGACTCAGCAGCCATCAGCGACGCCACGTCCTCATCGCTCATCCCAGATCTGGCGGAGTAAGCCTGGCGGTAGGAGGTGCTGATCCGGTCAATCAGGTCAGCCTGCTGCCGCAGATCATTGGACCCGCCAATAGCCAGCCCCCACGCCTCATGAATCATCAGAAATGACGACTCGGGCATCACGATCTCGTCGCCGGCCATGGCAATAACCGATGCAGCCGATGCAGCCACGCCATCGATTACCATCCGTTTCTTGCCCGGATACCTCGCCAGCATCGAATAGATCGCCAGTCCCTCAATCGCGTCGCCGCCGTAGCTGAACAGATTGATCGTCAGATCCTCAGTCCGGCCAACCAGCTCGCGCTGCAGCATCGATGCGCTGATGTCCCAGCCAACCTCCCCGATCATGGCCAGCTCTAGGGCCGTGCCCTCGGCCGCAGCTTTAATCGTGATCCCAGACATGCAAACCGAGCGGCTTCTGCTGTCAGACTATGGACCGTCAAGGTTGGCCTCTTGCTGCAGCGCCAAGGCCGGCTGAGAGGCTGCAGACTGAGGCAGTCCTAACCGTCGGCGCAGTGCCACCTCGTAGGCGATCTGGGCCCAGGTGTGCTCCAGATCGGTGCCATACAGCTCCGCCATCTGATCGGAGGTGCTCTGCAGTCCCATCTCTTGGGCATCCTTGTAGGCCTTCATTTCCTTGGCTGGGTCCACCCAGCTCCAAGTTCTGGCCTGCCAGCGCGGCGACGTGTAAAGCTCTGGCTCGTTCCAGTAGTTGGCGAACAGCTCGACCGGCAGCACGCCCGCCAGGGTGGCAGCGTCAACCCACTCATCAAACACCCGCTGGTGAAACTGCTGGATCAGGAGCGACTGCACCACCCTGTACCAGTCGCGGATCTCCAGCTTCTCCTCCCTCATCGAGCTGTAATTGGCGTCGGAGTGATCGCCGCTGATGGCCGAGTAGCTCGCGGTGAAGCCCGTAGCAAACCGGCGCAGCATGGTTTTCAGCACCGTCTCAAACTGGTTGTCATCCGGGCCGAGCTGGGGCGGTATTGGGTGCTCGTCGGGGAACAGCTCGATCCACTCTCCAGGTGATGAGTTTGACAGCACCTCGCCGGTGGCTTGGGATTTTTCGTCAGCAAGAGATGAGCTGGGGGCTCCGTCATCGGGCTGCTTCTTCTCAATAAAGCCCAGGATGTTGTTGGCGATGCGCTTGCGGGTCCAATGACTCTTTTCGTATTCGTTCAGGTTGTGGATCGTCGTCAGCACCGGCGCAAGGTGGGGGATCTCCCGCAGCTGGCCAATCTCTTCGGGGATGAAGATGTGGATCAGATCCCGCGCATCCACAAACATGTGCTTCGGTTCCGTGCTCCGTGGGTCGCCTGGATCGTTGTTGCCTGGGTGCCGGCGTAGCACCGCATAGCGCGTCACGCGTCCTCCCCGGCGGTCGTTCGTCTCAACGCCCATCCGCCAGAAGTGCCCCGGCCGGTCGGATCCCCCGCTGTAATCGTCATCAAGCTGGTCGGTGCTCAGCAGCTCAAAGCACAGCTGCTCAGCATTCGCGTTGCCGGTAGCCGACTCACGGATAATCCGCACCATCCCACCGCCGTGGGTGCCGAAAGCCCCAGCGATCATCAGTTCGTACTGGTGGAACGAGAACCGCCCAGATAGGTCGAAGTTGTTGGCCTTGCAGAACTGCCGCCACTTCGCTTCTAGGATCTGGTTTCGCTCTTCATCCCGCTCGATTGCAGCCTGCGCCACGATCAGCCGGTCGAGCGCCGCGTCGAGCTCCTCGCCAGTGCGGCCGCGGGAGAGCAGCGCCGCAATTTGCTGGGCAGACTCTGCACGGGCCCGCCCAGCAGCAGGGTTGCTCCGGCCGCCGAGGGGAATCTGCCCGCGCATCTGCACGCCACGGGCTCCGACGATATTGATCTGCAGGCTCCGAATCGCTCGCCGTGCGTACGGATTGAGCAGTGCCTGGTACCGGCACTTTGCTCGGATCTCCTTCAGCCCGCCCCGCAGCATCGCTTGGGGGTCCAGGTAGACCGCCGGCATGTCGCCCAGTAGCCGGCCGCCCAGGTGCTGCGACAGTCCATGCGCCCGCAGACGCCTTGAACGCGGACCGGGGCCGGCCTCCCAGATACGGCTCATCAATTGACGGGCGCGGCTGAACATGCTCATCGGAAGGCAACGCGGATTTTTCGGCTGGCGGCTGAGCCGTTGGCCAGGGCTTGAGATCGCTTATCCTGTCCCACCTGCGCGGCGAGGCGGTCCCTGAGGTTCATCAGCTCCGCCAAATCAGCGCGGCGCACCTTGCGGCCGCCGGTGCCAAGACCTCCGATCTGATACTCCTGTGCGCCGGTGGACAGTGCGCGGATCGCGACCTCCACATCCGCCAGGTCGCGCTCAGCCTGGCTGCGGTCATCAAACGTCCCCGGCGTCCCTGTGAACGCCAGCCCGCGCCGCACCGTCAGGCTGCCGCGCCGCACCGTCAACGGCGCGCCGCCAACGGTGGCCACCACCTGCAGTTCCCACGCCCCAGGCGTCATCGTGGCGGTGGCTTGCTGGGTGATCACCACATCCCATCCGTCATCAGCTGCCGTGCCATTGATCTCCAGGCCGGCGCCCGCAGTTGTGCTACGGAGCCAGACCTTCAACGCGGTGGCCTCATCCGGGGCGCTGGCTTCCAACCACTTCACCCGGTCGCCTGTATAGAGATCGGCTGGGTTCATGCGGTCAATACTTCAGGCTGAAGTTGCGGCGTCGCACCGTTGGCCGCGCCGTTCCTTCCTTTGAGCCTATGGACGCCTTCACCTGCGCTTCCAGCTGATCCCACATCGTCGCGCGGTTGTAGCGGCGGGATACCAGCTGCAGCGCGACGTAGGCCATGCGGGTGCAGTCGCCGCCTTCGTCACGGCTGCCAGGCGGTTTTTCCCACTTGTACTCCCTGCGATCCTTGGTCTTGGGAACCGACTTCCACGGAAACAACTCGCGTAAGAAGTCATCAGTCGACGCAGTGCCAAAATGCAGATAGCCGGGCCCAGGTTGCTCTACCCTGAGCTGCTTTTTCAGGTGGTTCACGCTATTGGTGTAACCCACCGTGTAGAGCTTGGCTCCCTTTGCAATAGTCTGGTTTTTCTTGTTGACCTCCACCGGTTTGCCTTTTTGGATGATCGGCAGATCTTTGGCGCCTGATCCTTTCATCGCCGCCCATCGATCCGTGCGGGTCCTGCAGTAGTCCTCCACTTGCTTGCTTGACAGTCCGCCATGGTCAATGCCGCCCAGGGCGATGCGCATCTTCCCTCCGTCCTGCCGGATCCAGGTGGTCTGGCTTACCTGATCCAGCTGATCCCACACTTCCTGTTGCTGGGGGTCGCCGTCGATCTCATAATGCGCAATATGCCAGCCCTCTTCGCCGCGGCCCCACCCCCATACCGTTAGTACCAACCGCTCCCCTAAGGTTCCGCCGCCGCCCTGCACGTCCACGCCAGCAGTCAGCACCAGCACGCCCGTGGGAATGTCCCATGTCTCTTTGTTCCAGGGGTAGCCGTTGCCAAACCCTTCATTCTTGCGGCGCTCTGCTAGGCCATCACCGGTGAGCTTGCTGGTGATTGAGTCCTCCCAAGGCACGCCTAGGTCGGTGTTATGGAAGGTCTGCATCGGGTCCGTATTACCCATCTTCATCTGCTCCAGTGCCACGCGGTGACGGCTCACCAGCTCGGGCCACATCGCCGCGCGGTGGTAGCTCATGCCGGGGCCAACCTGCTGTGATCGCCAGATCGGCACTCCATTACGCAACACCTGATTGCTGCGGTCTAGTCCTAGCGGGCAGGCCCACCCGGCGTCTTCATCCATCTCCCGAAGGTGGCTGTAATCAATGGGCTGCTCGCAGTTTTCGCAGCTGATGCGGCCCTCGTTTGGCCCTTCCTTAATGAATCGCTCCCATCTCAACTGCTGATATTGCCCGCAATGCGGGCATGGGTAATAGCGGTATTGCTGATCGCCTTTCTTGAACGCCTGATCCATGTAATCGTTGGGATAGATCGGGGTCCCGCCAATCGTGAAGAATGGGTCCCAGATGTTGCCGGCGCGCTGAAACAGGTTCCCGATCGTGTCGCCCTCGGGACTGTCATAGGTAGCAGGCTCCTCGAACAGGATCGGGCTTCGCTCCACCCGGCGGCCAGATCGTGGCGTGGCTGCGCTCACCAAGTGAATCAGTGCCCCGTTTACCAGCTGCTTGAAGTTGTAGGAGTTCTTTGGCGCGCCTTTCACCTTGCGATTGCTCAGCATTCCCTTAAGGCGCGGGATGCCGTGGTTGTCATCAAACATTGAATCAATATCTTCGTGGCTGTAGGTGTCAACCTCTGAATCAGTTGGCTGCACCAGCATCACCTTGCAAGGTCGCCAGTCGGTGAAGAATGCAATTACCGCCTTCACATATTCAGACCACCCTACCCGTGATGGCTTCTGACATACCATGCACTCCACCTCGGGATCAGTAGGCGCTAGGAACCAGTCCCGCTGATAAGGCCTGGTGTACCACCGCTGCCGCCCGTCCGTTGCGCTGGTGATGTAGTAATTCTGATCCGAGTATTCCAGCATCGTAATCGGCGGGCGAGGCTTGACCTTTGCCGCCAACCGCTGAGCCATCCTGCGCACGCTGCGGTCAATCATTCCGGCAGCTCCTCGAATGAGCTAGATGCCACTGACTCAAAGATGTCGGACACCATGCGCTCGATCTTCTCCAGCTCCCTATGAGTCAGGTGCGGGATAGCTGCTTTGATCTGCTTATGTAGCGATCCAGCCTTGGTCGTCAGCTGCAGCAAAACAGCGTTGTAAGCCATCTCCATGTCTTCGATGTAGGCAAGTTGGCCGGCTTTAACCTTTCGGTCCATCTCAGCGATCAGCCGTTTCTCTCTTTCGTGCAGGGCCCGCTCATCGTTGAAACTCGGCACGTCGCCGGGGGATGGCGGCGGGGGCTCTGCTGATTGACGGCGCGGCGCCTGTTGCTCCATTTTTGCTGTTGGCTGCTGCGCCTCGCTTTGGCCTTGGCCCACCCTTGCTAGGTACTCGCTCACCAGTAGGTCAGGGTCCAGCCGTAGCGGCTTTTCTTGCAGGATGCACGAACTGCCCTGGAGCGCCCCACGGTCGCACAGTTTTTCGAGGTTCTGCCGTGAGCAGGCGCGGCCGGTTTTGGCGCGGATCAGGTCAGCACCCTTGCCGGCGCTTAGACCTTGGCTGGTTGCAACCGTCATGCAACCAGCCTATGGCGGGGTTGCGCCTCCGCATCTATATTCCCAGCCGGCAAAATCCAGGAAGCAACCTTATTGAGAATTGGTATCAACAGAAAGATCGAGTTCCTCTCTT